TTATTTGATGGTGCAAAAGGCATCAACGTAATTCCTTGTTATTATAAACTTGAGTACATTGAGTGGCAGGATAGAGATAAAGGTGCAGCAGCACCCGTGAATGTTTATCCAGCAGATTCTGATATCATGAGTAAAACAACTCGTGGTGATGATGGTAAGGATAGATTACCAAATGGTAATTATGTTGAGGAGACAGCTTCTCATTATGTCCTTATTGTTGAGCAGGATAAAAACTCAACAGCATTAGTGACAATGAAATCTACTCAAAGGAAAAAATCCAAGAAGTGGAATTCTATGATGATGTCACTTAGACAAAAGAGGAAAAGTGGTCAGGGTAGTTTTAGACCTGCACCATTTACTCAAATCTATACTATGAAAACTGTATTGGAGAAAAACAATAAAGGATCTTGGTATGGTTGGGAGATAGAACACCAAGGAGCAGTTGGTAGCGAAGAGCTAATGAAAACAGCATACGAATTTTACGAAAGTTGTAAAAAGGGTGCTGTAAGAGTGAACCATCAAAAAGAGGAGCAAAGTCCGAAGACTCCATTTTAATTTATGGTTATACTTGACAAAACCTTGGAAGAGTTTAAAGAACTCTTCCAGGGCTCCAACACATATTTTGGTGTTTCCAAACCTACAGGAAAGAAAAATTCTAAAGGTAAGGCAGAATACAAACATTGGTTAGAACCTCAACCAATGACATTAGACCATTGGAAACAACATTTAACAGGAGAATCATATTATGGAAGTGTCCCAATTAGAGATGATAATACATGCAATTGGGGTGTCATCGATGTTGATCGTTATAATATACAGCATAAGGAAGTTATTAAAACGATACGACAAAGAGGATATCCGTTAGTACCGTATAGATCAAAATCAAATGGTTTGCATTTGATAATACATGTTGATGGTGTTGTTCCAGCATCATCAATGCGTAAAAAATTAATAGAGATAGCATCAGACTTAGGTATCAACGATACCACAACAGATATTTTTCCTGCACAAGACGAAGTAGATTTAACACCAGACAATTGGGATGATAAACGAAAAGGTAATTTTGTAAATTTACCTTATCAAAAAGCACACATGACAACTAGAGTTGCCATGGATAATGAGGGCAACTCAGTAAAGATTGAGGATTTATACGAGTTTGTAAAAACATACAGAGTTACACCAACAGAATTTAAAAAAATAAAAATTTTTCAAGATGACGAAACAAAAGATTATCCACCTTGCGTAATAAATTTTATGAAAAACAAAATACAAAAAGGTGAAGGCAGAAATGATGCCATGTTTAATGTTGCAGTATTAGCCAAAAAAATTAATCCTGACCCTGTGATGTATGAAGAATGGACTAGGGACATGATGGTCAAAGTTTGTTCTGAAAAATTACATCCAAAAGAATTACAAAATATTTTTAAGGGTGTAGAAAACAAAGAATATGCATACAAATGTAAAACTTCTATTGCTAGAATGCACTGTGTATCTAGTGAATGCATTAAAAGAAAATTTGGAATAGGTGCTAACGAAGCCCTTCCTGAGGTAGGTAAGTTACAAAAAGTAAACTCATATCCTGAACCATATTGGATTTTGCCTATTCAAGGTAAATCAATAAGACTCTCAACAAAACAATTATATCAACAACAATTACTTGGAGAGCAGCTTTTAAATTATGATATTGTTTGGAGACCATTGAAACCAACAAAAAGAGATCCAGATCCATATAGAGATTGGCTTGAAGAACTTATGTCAAACAAACAAGATATGGAAGGATTTGATTCTTTTGAAGAAGGACAAGATGTATTTAATTCAAGGATGTCTAGGTTTCTAGAAGATGTTGAAGATACAACAGAATTCGACCAGATTGACTCGGGTAATATTTGGAGAGATGATACAGATATGAGATTTAAATTAGAAACATTTAGATCTTTTATGAAAAAAATGGGGTACAATTGGAATGAAAAAGAATGTACTAAATTTTTAGAACAAGGAGGTGCAAAACCTAAGAAGAAATTTCAAAATATAAGTAGTAGACACTGGGTAGTGTCTCTGCCAAAACAATCAGAACATAAAAACAAAGATGTCAAATTTATTAAAACAAAAGCTGCGTGGGAAGACAATTAAAATATTTGGACCTCCAGGCACAGGAAAAACAGAAAACTTATTAAAAAGAGTTCAACGTTATCTTAAACAAGGATATTCACCAGACGAAATTTGTTACATATCATTTACTAACAAGGCAGTTGACGAATGTATTGCAAGAGTAAGAAAAAGATTTAAAGAGTATGATGAAGATGATTTTAAATACTTTAGAACATTACATTCTTTGGCTAGGCAACAGTTTGCTGAGATTCCTGTATTAGATCCAAAAGCAGATTTATTAATGTTTCACACGCAGTATGGGACTGTAAAAGTAAATTACAAAGAAGGACATGATGATCAAAAAGTTTATAATAATTGGTCTTTGCAAATCTATGACCGTGCAAGAAATATGAAGGTTGACCCAGTTTCTTTGTATAAACAGCAGCCAAGAAAAGCTGTTAGATTACAACAGTTTAAATCAATTATAGCAGGATACGAAGAATTTAAGACGATGGAATTAGAAAACGGACAACGAACACCTGACAGATTAGATTTTACAGATATGGTACAAAAATTTGTTGATGATGGTTTGGTAATACCTTTTAAAGTTTTGATGGTTGATGAAGCTCAAGATCTAACTCCTTTACAGTGGGATATGGTTGTTAAAATAGCTCTTGGTGTGGACAGAGTTTATATCGCAGGAGACGATGATCAAGCTATCTATGAATGGAATGGAGCAGATGTAGAACATTTTCAAACTTTTCCTGGCAGGTCTTTGGTGTTAAAAAAATCTGTTAGATTAAATAAGAATATACATTTCTTTTCTAAATGTTTGTTATTATCTATGGGCGATCAAAGAGTAGAGAAAGAATTTTATTCTAATTATAAAGAAGGTAAAGTTTATAGATGGAATGGTTTAAAAAGGGTGCCATGGACATTGGATGGTGATTGGATGGTGTTAGCCAGAATTAATGATGTTAAGAAAGAATTACAACAAGAGGCTAAGAGTTTAGGATTATATTTTCAAGATGTTAAAAATAACAAATCATTTGATCCGAATCAGTTTCTAGCAATACAACATTGGGAAAAAATAGTTGACGGTGGCAGCATAAACCGTGAAGAGGCTTGCACCATGTACGAATATTTATTAAATATTGACCACGGATACCGGTCACAGGATAGCAAAAAATGGAGTTTTGCACACCCAAATCAAGTATTTACTTTTGACGAATTACATTTAAGATGTGGTATGCGAGACGAAAAAGGATCATGGCAAGACGTATTTAAACGTAAATTCAAAGATAAAGATAAAAAATATTTCAATAAATTGATGGGTGAAGGTGTAGATTTGAACCAACCACCTAAAATTATTATAGATACCATACATCAGGTGAAGGGAGGAGAAGCTGATAATGTTGTATTAGCAAGTAAATGTAACTTCCCATCTCACTTTGAGAGAAAAAACTTAGAAGAAAAAGTAAAAGAGTTAAGAGTTTGGTACACAGGAGCAACCAGATCTAAAAGCACTTTGCATTTACTTAGCACGTACCATCAATATCATTTTCCATTAGGTAAATATTTTAACTTATACGAGGCAAATTATGTTTAGATTAAAGATGATAAAAGCTTTACAGGATAAGTATGATGCGATTATATCTGAGTGTGAAGCTACAATAGAGATATACCTGACTAAACCAGTCGGGATTGGAGAACATCCGCAACACATAGAAGAACTAGACAAATTAGTTAATAAAATTGCAGAGGCGGAGGATAAAATAGCTGTACTAGAAAGATTTAAAGGATGACACACAAAGGTTTGTTTGATGATACTTTTCCTCAAGATAAACAAATTGGAGGATCTCATTACAAAAATATGGTTATCCAACCATTTGAGTTCATCTCAAAAAATGAGCTCACGTTTTTTCAGGGGAACGTTATAAAATATGTGTGCAGGTACAAACAGAAAAATGGTATACAGGATTTGGAAAAAATCATACATTATTGTCAGTTAGAAATTTTAAAATTAAGAGATAAGAAAAAGTAAATGACTATAACTTATGGATTAGGAATGTTGTTGGTTGGTATTATTGTAATTGCAATTATATGCACAATAGGATTGTATGTAATTAATAGATGACACATCAATTAAATTTTATTTATAATGATAGTGATTGGGTTTGCCCTCAAGAATACCCAGATCTCTCACAAGCAAAAGAAATAGCAATAGACTTAGAAACTAAAGACCCAAATCTAAAAACAAAAGGATCTGGTTGGGCAACATTTGATGGGGCTATTGTAGGTTTTGCAGTAGCAGCATTAGGCCAACAATGGTATTTTCCTATTCAACATGATGCAGGCGGTAATATGGATCTTGGTATAACCACAGCTTGGATGCAGAATATTTTAAAAACACCAGCGGATAAAATATTTCACAATGCTTCTTACGATGTTGGTTGGTTATTGATGAATGGTTTTGAAATAAGAGGTAAGATAATAGATACGATGATAGCAGCAGCTGTTGTTGATGAAAATAGATTTAGTTTTAGTTTAAATGCTTGTAGTAAAG